CGCTTTCCAGACTGCGCAAAGATGTTCGAGCGCGTCAAAGACGACGGCAGAGCAGAGGCAGCGCTGATTGCACTATACGGAAGTGAGGTAACAAAATGACAACCAAAGAAACATACGAGGTCAGTGATGGCCCAGCTGATTTGCAGTGGAGAGTGCATTTCAAAGAAAATTTCCCATCATGGTCAAATCACGGTTGGGACGTTCTTTCAAAAATTTCGTTTGACGCTGAAGAGACTAATCGTGATTGGGAAGGTGGTGTGGAATTTGAATGCGACTGCTGTGATGTCGGCAAGGCACTGCATGACGCAATCGTTCCGATCATAGAAAAAACAAGAAAAGAATGCAGCGATTATGGATTACAGCTCGGATACCTAGAGGCAATGACTGACCTGCATATTAAGTTTGACCTCAGAGGCGATGGTAAAAAAGCTAGAGTTAGCGTGCAGTGCGAAAACGAAGTTTTAGAAATTATCAGCGATCAAAACTCGTTTTACATTACTGACGATCACGATGAAATGCTCTGCTTTGGCAACCCAGAAATTGTTGAGGATACTGACGATTACGTCATTCTCAAATTTCCCAAGGAGTATTGAGATGTCAAACGGCTTTGAAAAACACAGCATCAAGCACCTGTCAGCCTCGTCAATAAACCTTTGGACGAACGCACCTGACGTTTGGGTTGCGCAGTATCTGTTCGGCTTACGCACGCCAATGGGAGCGGCTGCAATGAGAGGCATTTGCACTGAGGATGCTGTGGTAGCCCATCTGACAGGCAAAAGCGACTGTGAGGCGGCTCTGAAGGCCGCTCTGGACAAGTTTGACAAGACCTTTCCCATTGCAGACGAAAAGACAACCAAAGAACGCGCAATGATTGAGCCTTGCATGACCCTTGCGCTAGAAGCACTGGCAGACTACGGCACACCAGAGTTTCCAGAGGAAGGTCAAGAAAAGATCAGCATAACAGCCAAGACAGACGACTACGAAATCCCTGTGATTGGCTTTCTAGACCTCGTATTTCCAGATGCAGGTCTGGTCATTGACCTCAAGACGACTGGCCGATGCCCAAGTACAATGTCGGCAGAGCATCAGCTCCAACGCGCAATCTACCAGAAAGCCAAAGGCAACCAGGCGGTCAAATTCCTTTACGTCACGCCAAAGAAAACAGCACTTTTAGAGGACGGCGATCCGAATGAATTACTTGCAAGAGCAAAGACGCAAATTACACGCATGGAGCGTTTCCTTAGATCAGGAACTAAACACGACATTGCAGGCGTTATCCCAGTTAATCCAAGCACGTTCTACTGGAACGGCGCAGAAGCAATCAGGGAGCAACTTTATGGACTATGATTTTCACAAATCACACGCATGGAAGTCAGACCCAGACGATCTATTCATGGATAACGTCTACGCCTTCCGCGACATCGTAAACCTCTACAGTCATGGCATAGACTTCTACTTTCCGAACTACCGCGATGCGCCTTGGCAGGTACAAGCAGAAATCAGCGGCGAAAAGGTCAACTTCTGGCCGCACAAAATGAAGGCGCATGTGGAATACACAGCAGGCGGGGCAGTAGAAGGCCGCTATCGGATCATAGACCTCATCAACGAACAGATCGCAAAAGACCCAGAAAGCGCGTCAGGCAAGTCAGATGACTGGACACTGGCAGACGGCTGGGACGACGATGAGTTTGATCTGTTCGAGTAATCCCTGGCAGCTTGGGTCAAAGCAGCACAACAACGTTAACAACTCAAACACAGGAGAAAACAATGTTTGAAATAGACTTAGGAAACACAGGTTCCGACATCAGCACATTCTTGGGGTGGTCAGCACGAGGCACGCAGGACGGCACAATCAGAGCAAGGCAGTTCTATCTGCGTGACGGCGCGGCAAAGGACGAATATCCAACAGCCCAGACAAACGGCATGGTCTTAGACCTCGACAGCCTCAAAACTGGCTGGCAGAAGTCGGAAGGCATCGCAGGTGTTGCCCCAGAATGGAAGTGGAACCCCTCAACAAACCAAATGATGCCAAAGCCAGGTGATGACTACAAGAAAGGCATCAGCGTAAAGGTGGCAATAGGTGGTGGAAAGGTCGCAGTTTGGGAACAAGCAGGCGCGGCAATCTGGTCTGCCATCACTGATCTAGCGCCAAAGCTAAAAGAGCAGCCAAGCGCTGGGCAGATGCCATTGGTCAAAATGATTGAAGCCAAAGAACTCAAGTTCACAAAAGGCTCAACATGCTACCCTGTCTTTGAAGTCGTCAAATGGGTGGACAAGCCCGACTGCCTCAAGGAAGGTGCCGCGGCAGGGATTGCAGACGAGCCTGCACCCGCACCACAGGCAGCTCCAGCAGCCGTTGAGGAAGACATGGAATTTTAAACTAAAATGCCGTGGCGGTATGGATCGCCACGGCAGTCACAGGGAGGGTAGAAATGAAACAGGAAATGGAAAACAAAATGGAAATGGCTCCCAAGTCCGACATCATTAAGCAGTTTATAACACAGATCACAAATAATTGGAATGAGGTTGGGCAACCGCTATTAGAAATACGATCAATCTCAGCAAGTGGATCAACAAACGCCGCAAGATTTAGGCTCAATCAAGTAGACGAAGCCGTTGAGCATGCCGAGGCCATGAACAAAGCTAAGGCAAACATCTACATGTGCATCAATGCCATTGATCCAATCAAAGCTGAAGACATACCAGCAGGCAAAGCCGCCAAAGACACAGACATCATGGCTGCTTTCTACTGCTTTGCAGACGCAGACACAAAGGGCGCAATGGAAAACATTATGTCATTTGCAGGGCCGAAATTCACAATGTCAGTCAAGACAGGAACGACGCCATTCGCCAGAGGCCATGCATATTGGGAGCTAGAAGAGCCTTGCCAAAACATGCAAGCATGGAAAGAAATCCAAAAATCCATAGCCGCCAGCCTGCAAACAGATAGCGCAGTCATAAATCCAAGCAGAATTATGCGCGTGGCAGGCACAGTCTCTTGGCCGAACAAAAAGAAGCAAGACAAAGGCCACGTCCCAGAACTCGTCACAATGCGTACAGAGTTCTCAACTGACCGCGATCCGCAGCCAATCGAGCGGCTCATGCGGGCATTTCCGAAGTCAAATGACGTATTAAATTCAACAGGTCATACAGGACTAGAAATAGACCTCGGCCAACAAGCAATGGATCGGCAGCTCACAGCGCAGAGCATCCTGGCAGGCGACGATTGGCACAACAACATCATCAGGCTTGTCGCCTCATATGTCAGCAAAGGGCTGGCAGACGAGGAAATACACGCGATCACAGACAGCTTCACGATGTCAGGCTACTCAGTAGACGACACAAGGCAAGAAGTGCAGCAGGCAATCGACGGCGCGAGAGAAAAAGGATGGACGCCACCGCCTGATCCAGTCGTTGAGCGGATGCAAAAGCAAAACGAAGCTCTAAACATAGCCTCAGAGCCGTCACAAAGCCCCACAGACGCAGAAGACGAACAAAACTGGCCTACACCCTATGAAATGTTTGATGCGCTCACGCTGCCGCGCAGGGAATGGATATATGGATACGACTACATCAAAAAGTACATCAGTGTGACAGCATCGGCAGGCGGTATTGGTAAAACAAGTGCAATCATTGTGGAAGCATTGGCGATTGCAACTGGCAAGCCGCTCCTCGGCACGGCAGTCAAGCAGCAAGAAAACGTCTGGATCATCAACTTGGAAGACCCAATCAGCGAAATGCAAATGCGCACAATCGCAGCCATGCAGCATTATGGACTAACGCCAGACGACATCAAAGGCCGACTGTTCATGGACGGTGAGGATACCATGCAGCTCACGCTGGCGGCAGAAGGTAGGGACGGCCTCATCACAAATGATGATATGCTGGCAGCCATGATCCGCGTCATCAAAGAAAACAACATCGGCGCAGTCATCCTCGATCCGTTTGTCTCAGCACATCTTGTCAACGAGAACAACAACGGTAGCATCCAGGCAGTCGTTGCCATGCTTAGAAAACTCGCCAGAGACACAAACAGCTCAGTCCAGCTCGTGCATCACATCAGAAAAACAAACGGCGACGATGCAACGATTGACAGTGTGAGAGGTGCAGGCTCACTCATCGGGGCAGCACGAGCAGCCAGGGTCATCAACAGAATAACTCCAGAGGATGCCATAGCGCTGGGCGTAGACGAACACGAAGCTCTCGGCATCTTTCGTGTAGACGACGGAAAAGCAAACCTAGCACCGCCATCGGACAAGGCAGTCTACAGACGCATGCAAAGCGTCGAGATCGCCAACGGAGAACACATCGGGGTCGCCACGGAGTTTAAGCTGCCCGATCTGTTTGACGGCGTGACAACCAAGAACCTCTACAATGTGCAGCGTGTCATTGGCGAGCCAGAAGACGCAAGCAACGCATACCGAGCAAGCGTGCAGGCAGACAACTGGGTTGGGAAAGCTGTTGCAGAGGAATTAGACCTTGATCTGGGAAAGCCGAACCAGAAGGCGAAGGCGAAGGCAATCATCAAGCAGTGGGTCAGCTCTGGTAGTCTTCAGGTTGTTAAGCTGCCGAACAAGAGAAAAGGTGGCGACACGCCTTGCGTGATCGTCGGTGAATGGGTGAACCATGACGAAATCTAATCATTACAAGCTGCCAGAAGGCAACACGCTCATCAGCTTCTCAGGCGGTAGAACAAGCGGCTACATGCTGAACCAAATACTGGAAGCAAACGGCGGTCTGCCAGACACAGCCAAAGTCACATTCGCAAACACTGGCAGAGAAATGCCTGAAACGCTCGACTTTGTGCAGGAATGTTCAGACAGGTGGAATGTGCCGATCACTTGGTTGGAGTACGATAGAGTAGACGACAAGGTGGCTTACAAAGTCGTCAACCACAACGCAGCAGCAAGAAACGGTGAGCCATTTGAAAAGATGTGCTACAGAAAGTATTTGCCCAACGTCGTCGCACGGTTCTGCACGGCAGAGCTGAAGGTCAGGACGATCAAGAGATACCTCGTCAAGGAACACGGCTGGAAACACTGGAACTCATGCATTGGCATTCGGGCAGACGAGGCAAGAAGGGTCAACAAGAAGGGCAAAGAAGACCGTTGGACATATTGGTATCCGCTCTATCATGCAGGTGCCACAAAGAAGACCGTCATGGACTTCTGGAACAGCCAAGACTTTGACCTCAATCTGTACGGCCCTAACGGCGTGACAGCCAAAGGTAATTGCGACGGCTGCTTTCTGAAGTCCGAAGCAACTTTGGCGATGATGTGGCGCGAACATCCAGACAGAATGCAATGGTGGGCAGATATGGAAGCCAAGGTTGGCGGGACGTTTCACAAGTCCAGAAGCTACGCAGATTTAGGAGACTTTGTGGATCGCCAAGGCGACTGGATATTTGATGACGAAGCATTCCTTTGTCAGGCAGATGATGGGGAGTGTACAGGATGATAAAACTTGCTAGCCACACTTCCACACCTTGTTTTTACGAAGTGTGGATGAAGTGTGGAGGTGTGGAAGAAAAGCCACGAAATACCCTTCCACACCACCTGCATATATATATGCAAGGTGTGGTGGGGTGGTGGTTTGGGTAAAGTGGGGTGTGGTGGCAAGGTGTGGAAGGTGTGGAAGATTTGGTAGGAAAAGAGGTGAAGCAGATGAAACAGAATAAAAGACAAAAGAAGTCGGATCGCATATTGCATGGCAGTCAGTCCAAAGATGCAATCATGTGTGACTATGCTCTGGCTCCAGTTGACAGGCTGGCAATCCAGATGGACGAGAAGTGGGGAATTGATGTGCTGCCAGAACTGGTCAGTGTCTCGATGTCGCAAAAGTATGGGAGTGCTGTGGCCAAGATGAATGCGGCAGTTGAGGCGGGCGATGTAGAGGAATGCAGAAAACGCTGTGAGGTTGTGATCAGAGGTTTGCAAGCTATGGACGCTGAGGCAGAACGTATAGGCGCACAGAGAGCCTCTACGGATGTGTGGGAGGTTGAGATAGATGGCAAGCTGTTCGGCGTTATGAAGGACGGTAGATCGTGGCGCACGATAAAGAAGCAGCGGCCTGAGTTGGAGCTGCTGACGCTGCGGGAAGTCGGGCTTGCTTACTCTTGGTTTCGTGACAACTGGGCAGGCGAGTTAGAAAAGTCGGCCAAGCAATCATTCCCTGGCGCAGAGATTGTGGATATAAAAGGGAAACTATTTGACGATCCGATACCATTCTGAGATAGTGACAGCACTTGATGGTGCAGAGCTTTACCCATTTCCTTCTGCACAATCTGCCTCACTGAACTCGCCCAGCATTGCGCTGGGCGTTTTTTGTTTGTAGCATCTAAGCATGAATACATTTGTTGTAGAATACGATCCTGACATGGATGAGGATGAGATCGACGCAGAGGTCGCTGAGATGCTGTGGCTTATCAATGAGCGTATCCTTGGCGGTAGCTGCAAGAAGGTTATGGCAGTGGCTCTGAGCTTTGCTATGAAAGAATACCTAGAGAACAGCGAAGCATTCGGCATCCATCATTAGCGCGTCAGAACACACAGCGACGGCAAGGCGCGGAGGCGCGTGCGCGTAACTGAACGCTCGTTCATATTCAAGGATCAACTACTACATATTGTGCCATTGCAGTATTTGCATAGCTCAAACTGCTGGGGCTGTGCGTAAAGCCCTTATTTATATATCGCATGCCAATATTGGAATTTAACATAATCGACATTATCGGAGTGACCTATGCATTCTCTGCAACTCAGGCCGAATGCACCCCCCCCCAACGCGGCGAAAGAGGGGGGCATGTGTGTGTAGAAAAACGCAGACACCTGTGCTACAAATACGCCAAGACTGCCACGCTTCCTCAAATGCGCGACAACTCGTCTCTCCCTACGCTGTGTCAGCGCCGTGGCAGTCTACCCCCCCCATACCCCTATTGCCAGAACTGCTAGCATCGTCTAAAATTTTAAAAAATTGGAGGATCAGCTTTGGCGGGAAAGCAGTTAAAGAAAAAGATACTTGCAGACATTGAGGCGAAGGGCGGTGCTGAGTACGTCATGGAAAAGGCGTCGTCCATGACGCTGAAGGCCTGGGCTGCCGAGGAGTGGGGTTGCAGTCGTAATTATTTAAGCGAGACTGTTCGGGGTGTTCCTGAGTATGCTCGTGCATTGGAAAAGGCGCAGCCTGTTTTAGCGGATGCTATGATGGAGGAAAATGTTGAGATTGCCGACAGTATTTCTAAAGATGCGACGAATGCACAGATTGCGAAGGTTCGTGAGCAGATGCAGGCGAGGAAAATGCTGGCGGCTGGGCTGAACAGGGATCGGTACGGTAGCGGGCCAAGGGCAGAAATTACGCTTAACCTTGGGGATTTGCACTTGGATGCGCTGCGGAAGATCAGCGCAGACCGCCAGGCATTGATGGCAGAGGATCGTGATCGAGAGATGAAGGTTATTGAGCATGACGACTGAAGCCAATCCTTTTGAGGATTTTACGTTACAGTATATGGATGACCCTGTGCTGTTTGTCAGGGAGGTTTTGGGTGCTGAGCCATTGCCGTATCAGGCAGAGTTTTTGGAGGCCATATCAAGCGGTGAGCGTCGTATTAGTATTAGAAGCGGCCACGGCACAGGAAAGTCCACATCGGCCTCGTGGGCGATGCTGTGGTATTTGCTAATGCGGTTTCCCAATAAGGTTGTTGTGACAGCTCCGACATCTGGCCAGCTTTTTGACGCTTTGTTTGCGGAGCTAAAGCGGTGGATTGGTGAGTTGCCCAAGCCAGTACAGGACTTGCTGACTGTTAAGAGTGATCGTGTTGAGCTGGCGGCTGCGCCGTCTGAGATGTTTATATCTGCGCGTACAAGCCGTGCCGAGACGCCAGAAGCCTTGGCGGGTGTTCACAGCGATAACGTCTTATTGGTCGTTGACGAGGCGTCTGGTGTGCCTGAGAAAGTATTTGAGGCGGCGGCTGGTTCAATGTCAGGCCATAACGCTACGACAATCTTGCTCAGCAACCCGACACGCTCGACTGGCACGTTTTATGAGAGCCAGACGCGGATGAGCGGGACTTGGTGGACGCAAAGATGGAGCTGCGTTGACAGTCCATTGGTGTCGGATGAGTTCGTTGACGAGATGCGTGAGCGGTATGGCGAGGAGAGCAATGCGTTTCGTATTCGGGTGTTGGGTGAGTTTCCGTTAGCGGATGATGATACGATTATACCGTTTCATTTGGTTGATGCGGCGATGAATAGGGACATTGAGATTGACGATGAGCGTCGTCCTGTCTGGGCTGTTGACCCTGCAAGGTTTGGGAGTGATAGAACGGCGTTCTGCAAGCGTGTTGGTTCGGTGATTACTGAAATAAAAAGCTGGCGTGGTTTGGACTTGATGCAGACAGTTGGCCGTGTGATGGCAGAGTATGAGGCTTTGAACCCGAGCAGCAGGCCGTCAGAGATATTGGTTGACAGCATTGGCGTTGGCTCTGGCGTTGTTGATCGTTTGAGGGAGCTTGGCGCACCTGTGCGGGGTGTGAACGTGGCTGAAAGTCCGTCTATGGGTGAAACGTACAACAATTTGAGAACTGAGCTGTGGTTTAAGACAAAGGCTTGGCTTGAGGATCGGTCGTGCAAAATACCGCAGGATGATGAGCTTTTGGCTGATCTGACAGGTATTCGGTATTCGTTTACCTCATCTGGCAAGATGGCGGCTGAGAGTAAGGATCAGATGAGGCGGCGTGGGCTGCGCTCTCCTGACTTGGCAGATGCTGTTTGCCTGACAATGGCATCAGACGCGGCGATGGCGCTGTCTGGGCCTATGACATCGTGGCGGGGCGAACTTAGAAGGAATTTGCGCGGTATTGCGTAGTGTGATATGGTCGGGGCAACATAGGAGATTGATTATGAAGCCATGCAAAGGATGCCCAACCCCGACTGCTTGCAAGCGTGCAGGTATGTGCTTGAAAAAGAAGTATGGTAGATAATGCCAGGTAAAAAGGGATTATACGCCAACATTCAGGCCAAGCGTAAGCGCATTGCTGCTGGCTCTGGCGAAAAGATGCGGAAGCCAGGCAGCAAGGGAGCGCCGACTGCTAAAGCGTTTAAGGCGGCTGCTAAGACAGCTAAGAAGAAAGTGAAGAAGTGATGTAATGTTTACCGCGTTTGTTCTCTTGTGCGCACAGAATTACTGCTTTGCAGTCGGTGGTCCTGCGTATGTCGATGAGAATGAATGCATTGCTGATTTTATGCAGAACGGAGTTCCATCTTTGCAGATGAAATATCCAACGTATACAATCATGCAGGTTAAATGTTATGAATGGGAAAAGCAGGTGAAGTCCTAATGCCGTATTCTAAATATAGCCCAAAGCAAAAGAAACTGGCGGCGATGGCTGGAAATCGCAAGAAGATCACGGCTGCTGATCTAAAAGCGGTGGCAAAGGCCAAGGCAAAAAAGAAGAAAAAGTAATGGCGAAAGACCCTAGACTGAGCCGTATTGGCGTATCGGGCTATAATAAACCGAAGAGGACGCCGAGCCATCCGACGAAAAGCCATGTTGTCGTGGCGAAAGAGGGCGAC